TAATTTATTATTTATTAAATGAATGTCATTAGATGAATCAAATAAATCAATTAATATATCTAATTTTTCATTAGGAATTTGTAATTTTTTACAATTATATATAATAATGAAAATTAAACATGCATTTAATATAACTGTTAGTATTATAATATATATTTGCGAATATAATGAATCTTTTAAATGAATAAGTATTATATAATCATATATTATAATCATTATTGATATTATTAATGCACTACAACTCATAATTTAAAATGATTTAAAGATATTTTTCAAAAAACTTTAAATCATTTTTTTTAATCTAAATATAATTAGATAAATGCCTAAAAAGGGGATTAAATTAAGTGATAAAGAAATATGTGAAAAATGGATAAGTAATAAGACTATTAATCCTGAAACATTAAGAAAAATAAAAGAGAATGGACCTGTATATAAAAGTCTTGCTAATAAATGTTTAAAAGATATTAAACAATCTTCTCGTAATTCATTTGAAACAGCATATCTTTCTTTTAATTCTTCTAGTAAAAAATCATTCAAAACGGCAAAATCTCATACAGAAACAAATTCAGAAAATAAAAAAATTAATGCTTATAAAAAAATTAGAAAATTATTTATCCCTTATATTAAACGAACATCTGTTAATATAATTGACCGCGTTAATTATTATATTTTAATCAAACAATATTTATTAAAAATTAAAGATACTAAAAATTGTTTAAGATTATATAATTTTGATAATAAAACAAATCTGCCAATTTATAGAGTTGGTAAAGATATTATTCTGGATAAAAAAATAGGTTCTGATAGTGCGTTTGGTATAGTATTTTTAGGACATTTTAAATCAAATGTTAAATTAGGTACTAAATTTGATAAATTGAATAAATTTGCTGTTAAAATAACTAATCAAACTAGAGATAATAAAAATGAAATAATAATTTTAAATAAATTGACAAAATTAGTAATTGATTTTAAATGTCCCCATTTCCCTATTTCATATGGTTCTTTGAGATGTAATAATTCACGTGCAAAAAGTGATAATCCAGATGATTATTCAATAGTTAATGATAAACATAAGAAAGTTAAATTGTTTCCTAAATTAATCAATAAAAATAAATCATTATTAATTCAAATTAATGAATTAGCGACTGGTGATTTAGATAGTATTATAGAATCTAAATTAAATTACGATTTTTTAAATACAATTACCCAAGTTTTTATATCAATAATGTTTTTTCAACATTATTCTAAATATTATCATAATGACGCACATGCAGGTAATTTCCTTTATCATAAAATAAAACCAGGAGGTTATTTTCATTATAATATTTATGGCATTGATTATTATTTAGAAAATAAAGGATATTTATGGGTTATTTGGGATTTTGGACTAATAGAACCTATTGCAAATAATAAATTAGATATATGTAATGATTTTGAATTTATTTTAGATAAGTTAGATTATTATGATAATATAATTAAAGCAGAAGAAACAAATTTTCTTACAAATTTATATAGTGATGTAGTTAGTAATTATGATAATATTAAAGATTTAGATAAAGTACAAAATCTTTATAAAGATATATTAGATTATTTTGTTAATAATGTTTCTTCTTTTACAACTATAAAACCATCCAATATTATTAATAATAAACCTTATATTATTGCTGGTAATAAAAAACCAGAAACACCAATAACAGATAAAAAATCATATTTCACAGGTATTTTAGATTTTTTTAAGAAAAAATAATTAATATATATAAAATTTTATTTATATTAATAAATGGTTTATAAAAATGAATGAGAATGAAATTGAATGTGTAATATGTTTAGATAATAATATTGATATTAAAAATAATTGTAGTTATTGTAAAAATGGTATATGTAATTGTTGTTGTAATAAATTAATTGATAGAACTTTTGCTAATTTAAATGATATAAGTTATATTTGTCCTTTCTGCAAAGTAAGAAATTATAAGAAATGGGATAATATTGATAATTCTATTATTGTTAATTATTTTAATGAAAATGAAAAAAAACTACAAAAAGAGATATGGAAATATAAAGAAATTATTTGGGATAAAGATGTTGAAATTAATAGACTCAAGCGATTATTATATAAAAGTATTTAAGGAAATCTTTGTAATGTCCTTAAATACATTTTTCTTATTTAATAATAATGGCAGATATATTGATAAAATTAAGTAATTGTTATATTAAAAATTGTAATAATGAGTTTAAAAAGCGGAAGTTAATTAGGGACCGTTGGTTTGCGATGTCTAATAAAATTCACGATGATTATAAAAATAATATTATAACCAGGAAAGAATTCAATGTAAAAATGACGAAAATAGATAATGATTATTTTAATTCTATTGAGAATATTTCATTACATAATTGCGAAATAAATAAATGTTATGACTTAGTTAAAAAACATTTAGATTATTTAGCAGATAAAAATAAAATTAAGAAAAAAAATAATTATACAACTGATGATTATATTAGAATTCTTATTAAAAATAATAAAAATAATAATAAAATTATTAAATAGAAGATGGTTAATAATGTTGATAAATTATTTGATTGCTATATTAAGAATTGTAAAAAAGAACTTGATATATATAAAAAACAGATAGGCGATAAAATTAGAAAAAAGAGCGATAAATTATATTCTGATTATGAAAAAGGTAAAATATCACAAAAGGAATTTATAAAGAAAGCTACTAAAAATAATGAAAAACTATTAAATAGTTATGAAAGTATTTCTTATCATAAATGCGAAATTAATAAATGTTATAAATATGTTAAAAAAAATTTAGATAAATATGCAGATAAAATTAATTATAAAAAGAAAACTAATTATAGTGTTAAGGATTATATCAAAATTTTTCAATTAGTTTTTAGAAAAAATATTAAAAATATTAAATTATAATTTTGTATTATTTAGAAAGCAATTATAATAAAAATTGATACTATAATTTATATTAATTCTTAATTATAAGCATAAAGTAATCACTAATGAAAGAAATTTATAATGATTTGAAAGTTTGAGAATGATCGAAGTATATATAGAAATATGTATATGGGCAAAGATGTTGAATGTTTAAATACTGAAGACGGAATCGCTGAAACCTAAATGAATAAATTTCAATTGTTGATGGTTGCTTTTTGCACTTTTGGTTATTTTATATATATATCCAGGTATAAATATCATCATTATTATCATTTTCATATGATTTAATATAAAACCCTTTTTTAACCTGATAAATATTATTTTGAAATGTAATTCCAGTGCAATCATTTTTCATACAATATTCTTTAGCATTTTCTAATGATAATGATATATATTCAATATCATTATTATTATCAACAATATAATAATTTTTTATTGAATTTGTAAATCTTCTTTTGTTCTTTATTTTTGTTAAATTTAATTTATAAATATTATTTTTGTCATTCTCATTCTCATTATCATTCTCATTCTCATTATCATTCTCAATATCATAATAATTTCTAATGCCATTAAGAAATGATATATTTTGTTTATTAGAAATAATAATATGAGGTAAATATGAATTATTTTTATTTTCTTGAAAAAATGATTCAAGAATTTTTATTTCATTTGATTTTATAGTTAATTTATATAATCCATCTATATTAAAATTATTTAGAATTTCATATAATGTTATTACATATACTTCAAATTCATTTTCTAAATAGTTAATTTTATTTTTTCCCTCAAAATCACTAATACACATATTTAATTTTATACAATTTCTTATACTTTTGATATTATCCAAAATAATTCTATTTTGTTCAATCAATATACCTCTTTTTATATCATCATTGTTATTATCATCATTGTCAATATCAGTAATTCCAATATTTATATAATCATAAAAAACCATTTGAATATTTAAAAATATTGATTGTTTATATAAAGAAATCGTTGAAATCTCCTTAAATAGTTTGTTGTTCCATAATAATTCTATTGGATATTGATTGTTTATATAAAGAAATCGTTGAAATCTCCTTAAATAGTTTGTTGTTCCATAATAATTCTATTGGATATTGATGTTGATTGTTTAATAATTTTACTGACATCTTCAAATGTCATATTATTATTTTCAATATAATCTCTAACATTTTCATAAGATTTATAAATATTATTAAATACAGTTCTAATATCTTTATGAACTGGCATTTCATATTTATTATAACTATATTTGATAAATTCTTCAAATGATGGGAAATGCTTGATTTTTAAATAACATCTTAAATAATCGGCATAAAAACTTTTTTGTTTATCAAATGCAACTTCATTTATTTCTTCGCTTATTTTTTTCCAGTTTTCATTATAAACAGGTCTAAATGTTTTTAATGAAATTTCTAAATAAATATCTGTCTTAATATCATAATCATTCAATTCATCCTGATTATAAATCTTAATTAAATATTTTGTACTTACTTCTTTATTATAAATATCTATAATTTCTTCTCTTGTCTTATTTTCAAAATAATATGGATATTCTTCATCATTATAACTTTCATCTTTGGATTTTAATTTAGCAATAGGAATACCATCAATGTCATTATAAAATAATCTTTGAAGTTTTAAACGCATTTTATAATCATCAGCAATTGTTGATGCATGTTTTCTTAAATAATTCTTAATTTTTCTATAATCCTTTAAATCCATCACTTCTTTTACTTCTTCTTTAACTTGTTCTTTTGAAGAACCAAAAAAAGTTTTAAGTAGATAATTCATTATTTTTATAAATATTATATTTGTATTTATATTTATATAATTATAAAAAATAATTTAAAGATTTATTATAAATATCCTTAAATTATTTTTTATAATTATATTAGAATGAAGGATTATCATCGGCTATTAGATGAATGTTATAATAAAAAATGTAAAAATGAAGTTAAGTTATTAAGTAAAATACAGAAAAACAGAAATGATAGGATGGAAGAACTTTTTGATATTTATTATAATAAAAAAATATCAAAAAAAGAATTTATTGCAAAAACTAAAAAAATAGAAGATTATTATTATAATCAAAAAAAAACAATAAAATTATTACAATGTCAATTAGATAAATGTTTTGAATGTGCTAAAAATATTATACATCAATTATCAAATAAAATAAAATATGATAAAAAAGATATGTATCTAGTTGATGAATATATAAAAATATTAAAAGCACATAGTTATTATAATTCTACTTTAATTACACCACGTGAAAATATAAATACAGAAAATTATAATAATAATGTTAATATGCTTAATAAATTAGATGAACTATTAAAAAAATGAATTCTCAAGATATTTATAGAATAAGAAAATATAAATAAAATTATTTCTCTAAAATAATATAATAATTGCCCTTTTCATATCCATATTTTTTTATTTTAAATTCAGGTTTTAATCTTATAATCTCTTCCATTAATTCATTATTTGAATAAATATTATAATATCTATAATAAATTTCATTTGTTTTAACTGAAGTCCATTTAACCAAATTATTATTATTTTTAAATTCTAATGTATTTTTATTTGATTTATTTTCTTGCTGTTTCCCCCAAACCTCTATAAATCCTGTTCCACCAATTTTCAAAACTTTATACATTTCATCCAATGCTTTTTTCCTGTCTATTTCATTATCTAAATGATGATACGCTGCTATACAAATAAAACCATCAAATGTATTATCTTCAAATGGTAAATTTATCATATTTCCATGAATAACATCTAAATTTTTTTTATTACATATTTTAACTAATTCTATTGAAATATCAATACCTTTCATAAAAATATCATTCCTATAATTCATATATTTTCCGTTTCCTGATCCAATGTCTAATATATATGATTTTGGTTCAAAAGTATCTAAATAATTTTTAACACAATCCCAAAGACGAACTCTTGATTTATCAAATTCATCTGCAATTGTATTATAAAAAGTTTCTATATCCATTATCAATTATTATAATAGATGATGAAGTTTTTATATTTATTTATGCTATTTAAAGAAATTAAAATAGATTTAAAGACTTTCATAAATAATCCTTAAATATCTTTTTAAATAAGATGTTAAAAACAATTATAATAGATAGGTAATGAAGTTTTTATATTTATTTATGCTATTTAAAGAAATATTATTAACATTTGCTTTAATAAATATAAATGTTGATACTACTGGTTTGTTAATTCCATATAGTATTGGTGCATTAGGTTATATAAAGAAAAATTTAAATATTTGCGATTATCATTTAACGGGCATTTCTGGTGGTTCTTTTGCATCTGTTATATTTCATTGCGAAGATGATTTATCACATCATAATAAATTATGGGATAAATTAATAGGTGATGATAAATATGTAATCAAGATAAATAAGAATATGGAAGAATTTCAACAAATAATTAAATGTAATATGATGAATAAATATAAAAATATTGATACAAATAATATTCCAATTTCTATTATTGTATCAAAAATTAATAATCTTATGATTACTAATGAAAAAATAAATAAATTCTCAAATTTTGAAGAATTGATAGATTACTGTATATGCAGTTCCTATATTCCTTATATTTGCGGTAAAACTTTTTCTAAAAATTATAAAAATAATAATTATATTGATGGAGGCATATTAAAAAATATGCATCATTTTGATTGTATAGATAAATGCGAAAAATCTATATATATAAATAAAAATATGGTAAATCGTGAATTTATTTTCAAAAATAATTTATATTTAGATAAACAAATATCAGAAAAATTATTTAATGATGGTTGGAATGATTGCGAAATATATTTAAAGAACTCCCCAAATAATCCTTAAATATCTTTTTTATTTGAAAATAAAATCTTAAGTTGATTGTTGAAAAAATGGAATATAAAATTTAAAATTTTTATTTTTATAATCAATAACAAATCTATTATTTTTAATAAAATTTTTAAAATTAAAATTTATCTTTTTAAAGTTATTTACAATTTTAAAATTATTTAATTCTATACCACCTGAATATTCATTATAATTATTATTATTTTTAATTGTTCCATCAAATCTATTTATATAAATTGTTGATGCAATATAATTATTATTTTTATAATTTTTAATATATTCTGGAAAATATATGCAAATATAAGTTTCATTTATATCATCAATTATTATAGTATCATTAATGACAATTTTAACATATTTCATTTTTTATCTTTTGTATATTAAAAATAAAT